GCGTCGCAGGACCAAGGATCAGCCGGCACCGGTCGGCGAGACAGAGGAGTAGACCATGCCCGCAACGGCGATTACCGCAGCGGTCCGTTACATCCACCCTGGGGTCACGAAGTTCTACTTCCTGACCGCCATCGCCGCGGCAAGCAAGCAGGCGACCCGTACGGAGTTGGACGCCGGCACCAACCTGAGCCCAGAGCTGGCGGGCACCTCCGGGTGGAGCGTGTCTTCGAACATCGTGGACACTCCGGACCTGGAGACCGCGTTCATCTCGAAGATCATCGGCAGGACCACGGCGGAGAACTCCACCGCCACGTTCTACATGACCAAGACCGGCGCCGATGCGCTGCGCTCGCTACTGCCCCGCGGCACGACCGGGTTTGTCGTGATCTGCTGGGGTGGCGACGCACAGAACAACCTGGCCGACACGTTCCCGGTGACCGTCGCATCCGCCGCGAAGGAGGTCAACCTGACCTCTGAGGACCCGGCCCGGGTGATGATGTCCTTCGCGATCACCGCCGTTCCGGCGATCGACTGGGCGCTGCCGGCGCTGGTCTGATGCCAGCCAAGCGTAAGACGGCCGCGGCAGGTCGTAGCCCGCGTGAGCGGCTGCTGGGCCGCCGGCGCCCGTCTCTGCCGTACCCGATCCTGGTCGAGGACCCGGCGCCCGCCCGGGACGCGCTGCAACAGGTGGAGCGGTGGGCACGTCAGGAGATGCTGCGCCACGACGAGGGCAGCGACGCCTACCGGGCCGCCGCGGCCGAGTTGGCGGCGGCGAAGGCCGCGGTGGACGCCTGCTACGAGCGGGTGGTCCTCACCGCGATGGAACCCGCGGCCTACGAGCAGCTCAAGGCCGACCATCCGCCGACCGCCGACCAGCAGGCCGCGGCGAAGGCCGCAGGGGAGTTCCCACCCGACTGCGACACGACCAGCTTCGTACCCGCGGTGCTCGCGGCCAGCAGCGAACCCGAGATGCCGGCCGAGGACTGGGTTGAGCTGCTCGAGCGGCGGATGTCCGACGGGGAGCGGCAGGAGCTTCGGGTGGTGGTGCTCGGCCTGAACGAACGGTCGCGTTTCGCCGAACCGGTGGTGCTCCCAAAAGGCTCGACCATGATCCCCAGCTTGCGCTTGAGCTGAGGGTCTGCCGCGCCTACCAGATCAGCCATTCGGCGTTCTTGTCCTGGTCGCACGATGACCGGTCGAAGGCGATGTGGGAGTACGCGCGCACGGCGAGCGCGTGTCCGAACTGCGGTACCCGGGCGGAGGAGTGGGACCCGGCGCAGGGCGGACACATACATGCCAAGCGTGCGGTGGTCAAGCGTTGCCCCGGGTGTGAGCAGGTGGAGTCGGTGCGCGCCACCCTGTCGACGCTCGGCTCGGCGGAGAGCCGCGGCCTTCACGTGCAACTGATCCCGAACGAGGAGGTCCGCCGTGGCGACGCAGCGACGTGACCTCGCGGTCAACATCGACGCCGACCCGACCGCCTTTGAGAGGGGCACCGCCCGCGCCGGCAAGTCCGCCAGCGCGTACGAGCGCGAGCTGCAAAAGCTGGAGCGGCAGCAGGCGCGCACCGACCGGGCGATGAACCTGCTCGGCCGGGGCATGCTCGCCGCCGGTGCTGCCATCGCCGCCGGCCTGGCCCTGTCGGTCAAGGCCGCCATCGACTGGGAGAGCGCGTGGGCCGGGGTGCTCAAGACCGTCGACGGCACGCCGGAGCAGATGGCCGCGCTCGAGGAGGAGATCCGTGGTCTGACCGCGGTCCTGCCAGCCAGCCACAGGGAGATCGCCGCGGTGGCGGAAGCTGCGGGTCAACTGGGTGTGCAACGCAAGGACGTGGCCGCGTTCACCAAGACCATGATCGACATGGGTGAGGCGACCAACCTGTCATCCGACGAGGCGGCCACGTCGATCGCCCGGCTCATGAACATCATGCAAACCGCGCCGGCAAACGTGGACCGGCTCGCCTCAGCGATCGTCGACCTCGGCAACAAGGGTGCGACGACCGAATCTGAGATCGCGGAGATGTCGCTGCGGATCGCCGGCGCCGGCCGAACCATCGGCCTCTCGGAGCAGCAGGTCCTGGGTTTCGCCGCCGCGCTGAGCAACGTCGGCATCGGGGCTGAGGCCGGCGGTACCGCGATCTCCCGGGTGTTCCTGGAGATCGATACCGCGGTGTCCTCGGGCAGCGACAAGCTGACCACGTTCGCGAAGACGGCGGGGATGAGCGCCGACGAGTTCGCGACCGCCTACCAGCAGGACGCCGGCGCCGCGATCGCCGAGTTCGTCGTCGGACTGGGCCGGGTGCAGGACTCCGGCGGCGACGTGAACGCCATCCTCAGCCAGCTCGGGCTGACCCAGATTCGGGTGTCCGATGCGTTGCGCCGGTTGGCCGGGTCTGGGGACAACCTGACCACTTCGCTGAACATCGGCTCGCAGGCGTGGGACGAAAACACCGCGCTAGCCGCGGAGGCCGCCCGCCGGTACGGCACCACGGCCGCGCAGATGAGCATCGCCCGCAACCAGATCAACGACTTCGCCATCGACATGGGCCAGACGTTCCTGCCGGCCGTGGGGAATGTGGCGGACACGGTGGCCACCCTCGGTCAGATTCTTGGCGACCTGCCCGGCCCGGTGAAAGCCCTGCTGGGCATCCTCGGCGGGTTGGCCGCGGTGCTGCTGCTGGCCGGCGGGGCGGCTTTCCTGGCAGTGCCAAGGGTGGTCGCGTTCAAGCAGGCGCTGGACCATCTGGCGGCATCCGGCGGTCGCGCGGCCGGGATGGTGGGCGCGTTCCGCGGTGCCGCCGCGTTTCTGACCGGCCCGTTCGGGCTGGCGCTGGGTGTCGGGGTTGCCGCGTTGACCGCGTTCGGGATCGCGCAGGCCCGCACCCGCGCCGAGGTGGCCGACCTGACCGCCACCCTGGACAAGCAGACCGGTGCGATCACCTTGGACACCAAAGCCAAGGTGCTCAACGAGCTGGAGTCCTCCGGCATGGCCGAGCAGGCCGCGGCGCTCGGGATCAGCATGGACACGCTGGTCGAGGCGGCGCTGGGTGACGCGGCGGCGATGGAGGAGGTGCGGCTGGCAACAGCCGGGGCCCGCGCCGAGCAAGAGGCGATGATGGGCGAGAACGTGTCCGTCCGCGTCAAGGACCTCACCTCCCACCTGGAAGACCAGAGCCGGGTGGTCAAGGACGCTCAGGGCAGGTGGCAGCGCCAGTCGGAGCTGATGGACGACACGGCCGCCTCGACCGAGCAGCTCACACCGCAGACCCGGGCGTTGGCCGACTCGTTCGGCGTCACCGCTGGGGAGGCGGAGGGCCTGTCCGACAGCATCGACGAGCTGGACAAGGAGTTGAAGGGCCTGTTTGACATCATGTTCTCCGTCGAGGAGGCGGAGGATGCGGCGGCGCAGGCGATGCGCAGGCTGACCGAGCAGGCGAAGGACAACAACGCCGAGATCGACGGGAATTCTGAGGCGGCTCTGGCGAACCGTGACGCCGTGCGCGATGTGATCTCCGCCGACATGGACCTGATCTCGACCATGGCCGAGTCGGGCGCGTCCGCCGAGGACTTGACCACGGAGACCGAGAAGCTGCGCAAGAAGTTCGTGGACCAGATGCGCCAGGCTGGGTTCAGCGAGGAGGCGATCGAGCGGTACGCCGAAGCGTACGACCAGATCCCCGCAGCGGTGTCGACGAAGATCAGCACCCCGGGTATGACCGAGGCGGAGCGGAGGATGCGAAACCTGAAGGCGAGCATCGACGCGGTGCCGAACCGGCTGGACGTGAGCGTCAACATCAACCAGGCGGGTACGGCGACGGTCGGTTCGATGCGGATCGGTCACCAGCACGGTGGGGAGATCCGCGGTCCGGCCGGCCCGGACCGGGTGCCGATCATGGCCACCGCCGGGGAGATCATGATCCGCCGGGAGATAGCGCAGCCCAACCGGGCCGCGTTGCTGGCGCTCAACGCAACCGGCCGGTTCCCGGTCGGTGGCGGCATGGCTGGCGGATCGGCCGCGAGCCACGGCGAGCCATTCTCGTCGAGTGAACAGGTTCACCGGTTCGTGTTCGATTTCCGCGGCATGCGCGGGAACCGGGCCGCAGAGCAGTTCGTCGCAGACTTCCGCTCCGCCCTGCGAACCAATCCCGGGTTCCGCGCAGACGTACGGGGGTCGTAGTGAGCCCGACGCCGTTGACGCGATCCGTGCGTCACGTGCACGACGGTGAGACCCGTGTGTATTGGGTAGTCACGATCGCAGATGCAACCGATGCCAGCCGTACAGAGTTGGACGCCGGTGTCGACCTGACCGGTGAGGTCGCCCAGATGGTCGGCTGGCATGTCCGTTCGGAGGTGCGGGACGTCCAGGTCTACGGCCAGAAGTTCGCCACTCGGTTGTACGGGTCGCTGGAGGTCGACGATTCCAGGATCATCTTCTACGCAGACCGGACCGGCGTCGATGTGCGGCAGGCGTTCTCCCGCGGTCTGACCGGTCACGTGGTTGTGCTGCACGGCGGGGATGTGGATGGCAATCCGATGGACGTGTGGCCGGTGCAGGTGGCCGCGTTGGGTGTGTCGGTGCCGGTGGGCGGCCCGGCTGCGATGATCGACGTCCAGTTCGTGGTCACCGACGACCCGGCGCTGGGCGGCAGCGTGCCAGGTGAGTCATGACCCGCGGGGTGTGCCGTGGCTGGTGAGTTGGTCCAAGCGCAGGTGTCGATCTTCTACTCCGGTGCGTGGCATGTGATCACCGCCGATACGCGGATGCCGATC